TAATCCATAATAATATAAGTAATCATTTATATTATCATATGAATGTTTGAAAAATATTGGTGCTGAAACAGATGCAGATAATAATAATTGTTGACAGTTGTTATTGGTATAAATATGAGACAATCCAATATAATATTTATTATGTATTTTTTCGCTATAGAAATGTTGTGCATCTTCTACATTTATAATATCATAAATAATTCCATCATTACTGTCCATATCACTATCACTATCATAATCACTATAGTCATTATCACTATTATCACTATCAAATTGTCCTTCGCCATATAAGTCAATAATTATACTGGTATAATCTTCGGGTTCTTGACTGTCGGTACTACTGGTGACCCCAGAATCATAAGAATAATCATTGTCATTATTAGTATAATAGTACATCGTATTGAATAATATGAATAATATGCACCGTGATATTGTATGTTGTAATTATGCATTAATGCATGTATATATTGATATAGATTATATTAATATATAAGAATCAATTTTTTATACATATAAACTTTGTGAGGTGGTAATATATTTCAAAAGTAGGGTTTCAATACCAGTAAATTTATGTAAAGCTTCAATATTACCAATAATTTCAAATACATTCATCCATTCTTTTACAATTGTAGTTATTTTTAGCATTGCTTTGGTAAAGTCTCCAATAGATATAGATTTTTCTGCCAAATCAGTTTGAATAAATAATTTACATTCTTCAATAGATTGACAACTACACCATTTCATGGAAATATCAATAATATCATATTGTAATGCACCTTCATATTGAATACCAGTAATCATATTATTATCACCTTCATAATCGTCATATTTTTGAAATTCCTGAGATATTTCTTGTATTCGATACTTCAAAACAGAATCATCGGTAGTAGGTAGACTTAATCGGCAATCGCTTGAAACCTTTACATCAGTGAAACATGAAAATAGTCCAATAATCTGTTGTTGTGAAAAATCGGCGAAATAGTTCCAATTACTGAGTAAGGAAGGAACAACAAGTGAATGTATTTCTGCAATATTGGATGCAATAATTCCCATATCAGTCAGTTGATATTCTTCAGTATCATTAACAATTGAAATAAACCCGAATGTTTTTAATGCATTACATACGGTTAATGTTTGGTTTTGTATAAATTGTTCAGTGCTTCTAAGAGAATCCATATCATTTTTATACTTAGTTTTCATATCATTCCATTCCTGGACCCGTTTAACATCATCCATTAAGTAACGGTTAGTATCCTTGAGTTGTTGTAATTGTTTATCGGCTTGTTTGCGTTTTTTATTATTGGTAGTATTAAAAATGTGTAATGTATCAATATAATCATTGCAAATTTCATAGGATGTTCTTGAAGTTTTCACAAATTCTTCTTTTTTATCAATCGCGTTTTTAAGTTCAGTAGTTTCATAAATTTGACCCTGTACAGAATTACAAATTTCACGATGAACCATACTTTTTTGCGAGAATAGATGAAAATCTTTGGTCTGTCCATTTTTCAACAAATTCAAAATTAATGAATAGGAAATATAATATTTGGATACTAATTTTTGTGGAATCCCGCCCATAATAGCTTGATATTCACCTTGTGACGGATGAGAAAACAGATTATTACAATGAACAACGTGACCAATTGTATCAATACCACGCCGTCCTGCTCTTCCAGCCATTTGTGTATATTCATGCGACATAAGATGACGTTCCCCCCGTCCATCAAACTTAGTAACTCCCGTAAAAATGGCAGTTTTAATTGGACAATCCAAGCCAATTGCAAAGGATTCTGTGGCAAATAGCAGTTTGATATATTTTTTTGAAATCATGAGTTCAACAATCTCTCTTAACACAGGAATCATACCAGAATGGTGAATACCGACTCCTTTTTCTAACAATGAAACCAGATTTTGATATTCAGGCAAATGTAAATATTCTTCAAAATTGGGTAATTTACGAATGATTTGTTCACATTCCTTTCGTACGGTATATGAAACTTTACTGTCAAATTCCAATAAAGGGACAGTCATATCATTTGCACATGCTTCCACATTTTTCCGTGAAAACACAAAGGCAATTGCAGGTAGCATTTCACGTTCATATAAAAAAGTGCCCAACTGATTTAATACGTGTTTCCGTTTCATAAAAACCCGATTATCATTAAAATATTTATTGAGTTTGACAATTTTTTTATATCCAGGTTCATTAAACTTGCCATGTTGGTCTTGTAAAAGAATCAGTTTATTAGTAGTATCCCTAATTTCCTGCTGAACAACTTTATCCCGTATAGCTTTATAAATAGATTCGGTGGTAGTAACAAATCCATAATGTGTTAATGGAACAACACGATGATTGGTTGACGCCAAATATACGGATTTCCCCCCATTTTCAGCTTCTCCGCGTTCACACCAATCAGCAAAACCAGCAGGATTATCAATGGTAGCAGATAACATGACCATTTGAACATGCCTGGGCAACATTAAAATGGTTTTTTCCCAAACTTGTCCACGGTCTGCGTCATTAATATAATGAATTTCATCAAAAACAACACATGCAAGTTCGTTTTGAATATCAATTTGAAATTGCAATAATGTAGAATCATCTGTTTGTGGTTGATTAACGTTATTAAGAGAAGTAAATAAATAATTCATTAGGATTTCGGTAGTCATAATAAGTACATCAGCATTTGGGTTTGTTTTGATATCTCCTGTGAAAAGACCAAAAGAGATGTCAGGATATTTTTGTGTAAATTCATAGTATTTTTGATTGGATAATGCTTTGATTGGGCTTGTATAAATAACTTTTTTCCCCGTATTTACAAAATGTTGGATGGCAAATTCTGCAGGAAGTGTTTTTCCTGAACCAGTATGGGCAGTAACTAATACATGATTACCTTCAACAATGGATTCAATCGCATATTTTTGAAAATCGCTGAGAGAATAAGGATATAATTCAAAATGAGATTCATACTTTGAATTAGATGGGTAAGGTTTATCACAAATAACAACCATGTTTCCTTTGGTATACAGATAATATGTAGGGTATTGTTTATATATGTTTGTATTATTCTTTTTTCCATACTTGATAAAATTCACTTCTTGTATGTTTAAATTTGGAACAATTATTAGGGTTTGGTAATGGTAATGCATAAATCATATTAAAATTATGTTCTTTTAATATTTTATCAACATAAATTTTATGATTATGATCATGGAAATCATTTTCAATTAAAATAGTTTTAATATTTTGTAATATATCAACCATATCTAATAAAATATGATAAAATGCTCCTTCACAATCAATAACTAATGTATCAAAATCAATATTATATTGTAATTTAAAATCATCATATGAAATAGTATCAACAGATTTATAACCTTGTAATAATACATTAGATTCAATACAATCCCATCCTCTTTGTATTAATGGTCTATTAGATAATGCTTTATTAATAATTTGAAAATTAAAATTATTCAAATCTCTATTTTCTTGTAATTGTTTTGCAATATTTTTATCACTTTCAATAACAACTAAATTTGCACTGTTACTTAAAATAGAACTAATAATTAATGAATTACGACCTATATTACCTCCTAATTCTAATACTTTTTCATCTCCATTTAAAAACATAATTGCTAATATTTGCTCTGGTAATTCTTCAGCAAATGAACCATATTTTATTTTTAAAGATTTATGATAATTTAATAATTTTTTAATTATACTTTCATCAATATCAATTTCATGTTTTTTTTTTAAATAATTTTTATTATGTAGTATAATTTGTTGTGATTGTTCTATATTATCCATTATAAATATAATATAATATAGAATACATTTTATATATGTTTAATTCATAAATATATCATTAGTTAAAAATAACTTTATTTTATCAGTATCCTTAATATAATGAGTTGAATCTGGCATATAATCTTCTATAAAACTATCATTATTGTGTTTTTCAATATATTTACCAACATTATGTATTTTTATATTATATTTATTGCATAAATATTCTAATAAATTAACCAAATTATTTCTATCATGTATATATTGTAATGTAGTTTTTGTCTTCAAATTTAAATGTGGAATTATATGAATTTCTATATTTTCGTTAAATATTATTTTACATAATTTTATAATGTGATTTATATCATATTCAACTTCTTCGTCTGTTAGTTTTTTTTCAACTAACTTATATTTATTATGTAATTTTGCATAACGCGATGAATAGAAATAATTTAATGGAATATCATTATAATACATTACTTTCCTTGAACTTATTTCCATAATTATTTTATTTATATTTGTATCTATTTTTTTATTCAAAAATTCATTAGAATGATTTATAACACCAGGATGATATATATCTCCAAATATAAAATTAATTAATTCTTTTGGATTATTATTAATAATATTATTAATATTTGTAATATTTTCTAAAAAATATATTATTTCTCGTGTAGTATGTAATCTGGCAGGAAAAAAATTCCAACCATAATCATACATATATCTACATGAACCGATGTAGAGCATATATAATAAATAATAATAATAAATAATAATAAATAATAATTATATTTAAATTATTATTTATAAAATGTTTATAAAATGTTTATTCCAATACTTTTTGCTTTTTCATTTATAATATCGTAAGAATAATTATTAGTCCCGTATTGTTTAACAAAACTATAACCATCTTCTTGTTTGTTTTTTATTTCTTCAGGGTTATTCATATAATATTTCATTTTATCTATCATGTCTTCTTTATTTTTGATTAAGACAGCAACCCCATTAGTTTGTTCAACTGCAGGTGGACTATTAGTTAATACTATACATCCGTATGCCATACCTTCAAAAATTCTTTGTGAAGCGTGTTGTGTACGTATACCTTCATCGCCTTGAAAACCAAGAGCAAATGTAGATGATAAATAAATATTTCTTCTATCATTATAAGATAAATATTCTTTCCATCCACCAGTTTTATATACACCTTTAAATGGTATATCTACAACCCAATTTTTACAATAAGCACAACCCATAAAACAATAATCCATCATAATATTTCTATTATATTTACCAATATCATTAATATCTTCATTTGCACGTAAAAGCAATGGTACACTATTTGGTAATTTTCTAAAATATTGGATCCTTTTATCTATTTCAAAATTTTTAAAATTTTCATAAACATATATAAAATTCTTCAGTTTTGTTACATCTTGTTTTAACCAATACCAAGCAATATAAACTGCATTGGGTGCTTGATTGTATAATAATTGAACTGGGTCTTTACATTGTATATAGTCTCCCATAAATACAATACAATTATTATGAATTTGAGATAAATTTTTTATGAGTTTTATCTTATATCCATTTCGTTCAAAATAGCCACAAAATTCGTAAAATACATAAACCATTACTAATGGGCATTTTATTTCTGGGCAATCTAATATACAAATTTCTTTTATATTATCATTCATAATACCAGTTAATATATAGTTTTTATAATGATATAATTATATTGTTTTATAATTATATAATAATGATTACAGCAGGTATTTCTTCCAGTATATTTGCAGCATTTCCAGTATGGTATAAATTACCATTAAACGTACAAAATAATATGGCAAAATTAGCAATATGTAGCAGTATGTATCATATTTATGATAATCAACTCAAATTAAAAGATAAAGAAACAGATAAAGAAGCGGATAAAGAAACAGATAAAGAAAATAAAATAGAAAAAACTTCAAAACAGAATTTAACATTGAGAGCATTTGAGTGTTTAGATGGGATGACGATAATATTGTGTTGTGGTAACTATTGGTTACCAGAAAGAAATGTAAATGGATTAATGCAAATGTATGCTGTTATGAAAATGGTATCAAATATAGAAATTATAAAACATTCAATGTATTTTTCTACAGCAGCTGTTGCAATTAGAAATACGCCGAGGTGTTCACTTCCATTCGGTACTGCTTTATTAGGTATACATAATTATTTTAAAAATAACGAAAAATGGAACCATATAAATAGAACAATATGGCATATAAGTAATAGTATCTTTGTAACTATGAGTTATTTATACAAGCCTTATTAAATATTAAGTATTAAGTATTAAGTATTAAGTATATAATAGATAATTGTAATAAAATAAAATATCCATTACTGTATATAGTTTAGTTAAAATATGAATCTACAAGAAAGTCAAAATATACATGGAATACCATCAGGTGTCGCCTATGGACAACATG